GAACATGCACTGAAACAGATAGATGCCCGCTCGGTTGAGCATCAAGTTGCCAGCGTACACGGCGTACGGCACCACGGTGGTGAGTGACGTGTCGCCGTACCAGTTCGAGATCGAACCGGAAGCGCCGCCGGCACCAGAGGGGGTGACCGGCGGCACAGGCAACAGGACGTTGCCATAAGCAAGCGATGTGATCGATTGCCCGTATCCAACAAGACTGTTGGACAGAGTTGATGGCTGATTGATCTCAACAGCTTCACCTCATACTCGATGAACCACTGACCAAAGTTCTGGTCAACGGCGGGGAACTCCTGGCCCGCAAGGACCAAGATTTGCCCCTGAGAACTGAACCGCTGGTCGTCGCTGGAATCGACGTACAATGGTTCGTTGTTCTCGCGCGCCTCGAGTTTGATATCGAGGAAACGACTTTCGTTGAAGACCGGGCACAACACCACGTTCTTCTCCCACGTAGCGATGGCATCGAGCCCATTGTTGCCCTGAGGAATGGCCGAATCAGGGTCTTTGTTGTAGCCAATGTACAATCCTCCATTGGCATATTCGTTGGCCTCAGAGATGAGGCCAACGTAGTGGGCTTTGGCACGCACAAACTCAAACTGAGCGTACGGCACGGCGAGCAACGGCAAGCGCACGCCAAATGCTGAAGGGTTGAGGTCAACGACCATCATCGTGTCACCAGCGGCGTAAGCGCGCGCAGCGCTCGCTCCAATTGGGCCCAAGCGCTCTGTGCCTCGAACACAGAGCACTTCTCCCATTGAGCGTTTCTCGGCGTGACCTTCACGCAGAGTCTTGTGGCCGAGCACAGGCACGCCGCCATGGACGGTGCGCCACTCTCGGTTGTCTTCGGTGGGGCGATGCTCGCCCTTGAAGTTCGCGACAGCTTTCGGAACGGCTCGCGCCGTCACGTTCTGCTGCGCAGCCCGTTTGACCGTGGCCGTGGCCAATGGCTTGGCCTTAACGGCTTCGATCTTCGCGTTCAGGCCTGACAGACGCTTCTCAAACACCGCCAGCTGTTGGGCGACGGGATTCTTGGGTTTCTGCTGGGCCTTTGGCTTGGGCTTTGGTTTCTGGTCAGTTGTACTCATCAGTAATTTCAACCCGGGGGAGCGACCACCCGCGGTGATAGGACCGTCCCCTTTGCTGTTGCCAGCACCGAGGGCACCGATGGTCGCCTGCCGCGTGGCCCACCGCGTGCCACTTGCGCGGCACAAACAGTAAGCCTCACGGCAGGCAATACACTGGCCATAATAAGAAAACCTGTTGCTGCGTGGCCACATCAACAAGTAGAAAAACCAGCAAGGGCCGTCGCCCTTGCTGGCCCCAGAGCCTAACAGTCCAATCAGGCTCTGGGCTGCCACACGCTCTAGCAGGCCCAGGCGCTCGCGCTCCAAATAGGCCAATGCCGCTCCGTGCTGGCGGTTAAAGAACGTCTCATCGGCGTCCATGAAGAAATCGCGCATGTCCTCCAACTCTGCAACCGTTGGCACCAATGACTTGTCGGCCAAAAACCGACGCCACAGTGCGTTATGGCGCTCATGGAGAGACCGCGCTGACTCCAGAATGCGCACAAAAGCGGCCAGAGATGGCCACAGTGCGAATGTAAGCACCACTATTCGGATCGGGCTGTTCGCCACACCCGACGCAGTGCGGAACTGGACGAGGTCACGCACACAAGCACCGATGCTCATGATAGGACCTGGCTGCTGGTGTATGATGCCAGCATGGCTCATCAGGCACACCACAGCAGCTGCGTTGTGCTCTACGAGATAATAATTAGCACCAAAGACGCGCATGAGAAAGTCCCGGCCATCGGCAAAGGTGGACGTGCCAGAGCGGCAGCGCACTACGATGTCAGGGCCATCGCCCTTCTTCGACCCGGCGCCAATTTTGCCAACGGCTTTCTTGCCGTCTTTTTGGGCTTTGTACAACATGGTCAGTTTCGTGCGAGCTCGGATCTTCTCCCACTCTGCCAACCTTGTTTTGTACTGTTCATCAGTTTGACCTTCACGCCGAGTCGGCGGTATCCAGTCATCCGGGTGAACCTTGTTTGACTTCGCTGATGGTGGAGCGACAGTTTTCTTAGTGGCCGAGTCAACAAGGGCGGCGGCAACTGCCACCTCCTTCACCGCCTCATCATCAACCTCCTCGAACTTGCGCCCCTCAATGGTCGCCATTCCGGCAGCTACGGCGTTGGCCTTAGCGGCCAGCGCCTCTTGGCGGTCAGAGCCGTTTTTCAGCGAATTGATGACCACCGGCACCTTATCATCGATGTCATCATCCGGGTCAGGCGCAGCAGCCACATCAACGGTGGGTACCCTGAGCAGCTGTTCGCCAACCAGACAATCAACTCCGTCCGTTTTCAGAACCGGCGTTGGCACGTCTGGGCAACACAGAGGGAACCGGAGGAACAATGTGCCATCACGGGTTTTCTGTATTTTGGCCAGGTGTTGCCAGAACATATCGTGGTCGAAGTCAGGCAAAAAGGTGGAAAACATGTCCATCATCCACCCAGAGTCCTCGTTCGGCCAATTCGTGTCCACGGCATGTCGGCCATACCAAGACACAAGCACACCGTCGACGGACCGCTCACCGAGCACGTCATGGGCAACCCCGGTGATCGGCCCGATGACGGGTGTGTTTCTGTCTGTGCGATAATAGCCTGACAACCGCTCAGCAAGCCTGTCGAGCGGTTTGGGTAAAACGGCCGGGCCCACAAAAAGTTTGCCAAGCAGCCGTGACGGGTTAGACATGGAGTTGGGATCGCCAGTCCACACGTCGGGTCCGTAGAACCGGTTGAGAAAATTAACGCCGAGGTTACCACGCGGGATAACCTCAACGGTAAAATCTTGTCCCATCAGCGCAGCTGCTTTCTTCAGTGCGCGAGGGTCAATATCTCCATCCAAACTGTCATCGCCACCATAGATGCCCAAGGCATCCCAGGCCTCCTGGGGCGTCAGTGCAAAACCATCCACAGTGGTGTTGCGCCAACCGCAGTAGGCGATGAAAGCGTTCTCGATGGAGTTGAATTTCCCCGTCTCGGCAGAACCAGAGCCGCGGGAATACTTGGAATTGTACCGACGGCCCTCGGTGGTGGCCCCCGGCAAGTTCATCTGCTTGTCATGCAGTTCGTTTAAGTGAGCATGAAACTCACGAGCAAAGAACCGCCGTAACAAGATGCGCTCGAAGATCCGAGCGCGTCGACGAACGTGGCCATCCCACCGCTGCCCGTCGGCAACGGTGGCATGTTTTGCGCCAATGAGTATTTCGCACACTCGCGTGGCGATCTCCTCAGGCGTCTTTGAAAATGCATACCAATGGCAGCTCTCCAAGCTAGAGCTCACGAAGGCATACATGTATGTCGAATAATCGACTTTGATCTTCGCTTCGGCCTGCGAAATGTTACGCGGATCGGTTACTTTAGGGTAAGATTCACCTTTCTGCATGCCATTCCACATGGCCTTGGCCAAGTCACCAGCGACCTCAGCGACGTTCAAATGATACCGTTGATTTGGGCGCGGTTGTCGCTCGTAAACCTCGTCGAGGTCACACGGAACGCCCAAGTGGGGCTCCGGTATGAGGAAACGAGCAAATTCCACCATGAAAGTGCACAGGGTGGGCGGAATGGGTTTTTCCGCTTTTGGATCGTCGCCATCTTCGTCCTCCAGCTGGTAGCGCTCCAGCCGTGAATAGATGCAACGGTCATCAGAAGCTATGCTCCGCACGTGGGCGTAGCAAGGTCCAATGAGCATGGAACCGAAGCCCTTCATAACAATCGGGGCTTCAAAGTCCAAATGGGAATAGCGAATCTGCTGAACAGACTCGCTGGGCGCCACAACGGTAGGAACGACCGGTGCGATGCCATCACGAACGTGACACGTTATCGTAGCCGCCCAACCCGGAGGCAGCCTGGTCTCAGGCAGCCCCAATGGCGATGCACAGCCTATGTTCGACATCACCATGTTAGGGGTGAGTCCAACCTTGGAAGTCTGTGCCACGGCGTAGATGGCGTCAAATTTGTGCCGCGGCATGGTCGCCGCAAGAAAGTCGCCAAGGTTGGCGACGCTGCGATAAAGGCCGTCTTCACGCATCGAATCAAGCACCACGTGGTTACGGACCACCGGAGTCAATCGATTGAGAGAACAGCCACTCAACACAGCTGAGGTTGGAATAATTGTCGGCACGCTGAACACGCCAATGAGCGACAACAGGATAATACAATGATTGTCATCAATGTGTTTACGGTCCATGTGATAAGCAACCACACGTTTGGTGAGGTACCCGGTCGACTCAACCAAAATCGTGTCGCCCTTGTAGTCCCACACCGGATGCTCATACACGGCT